TCAGAAGATGGGCAGCAGAGAAACACCGATACCCCAGCTTTCAAGGAATGGTTTGGTGATTCTGTTGTCACGGTTGATGGGAAGGCTGGGTCGGAGCCGTTAAAATTATACCATGGTAGCCCGAGCAATTTCACAGAATTTGATTCTCTTAAAAAAAGCAGAACAACAGACACCGGATGGTTTTCAAGCGGATTTTACCTTACCCCTGATCCAGAAATAGCAAACCAATATGCAAACGCCGGAACCCCACAAATATACCCATTATATGTGAAAATTGAAAAACCATATGATTGGCGTAAGAATGAAGGCAAGTCGCTCCGTGGTATTGGAGGGGAAAGAGCATCATTAGAAAAGACAAAAGAGCTTATGGATCAAGGATATGATGGTGTCTTTGTTTACACGGACATTATAAAATCCGATCAACCTATTAGTGATAAGCTATGGGCAGAAATTTATAGGGATCTACCTCCTTTTGCTACAAAAAAAATGCTGGAGACTTCTTTAAAAAGAGGGATGCAGTATGGCGATGTTGTATCTTCTTATGGCGAAAAACTAGCGAAATCTTTACCAAAAGAAAGAACACTTACAGAAGTAGTCGCCTTCTCCCCCACCCAGATAAAATCAGTCTTTAACAAAGGCACATGGGACCAAAGCAACCCGGATATCAGGTTCTCAACCTCAGATGACATCATCAAGGAAAAATTCGATTCAGATCCGACCATCCGGGAAGAAGCGGCAGCACTGGTCGATAAGGCAATGTCAAAAGAAGACCGGGCGATTGCTGCAGAAAAGTTTATCACAAAAACCCTTGACCGGCTATACCCGATTAAAAAACGGCTGGACGACCGGTCTTATAAACTGCACCGGCAGCTTACCGGGGTCAAGACGGCCACCTTTGCCATGTTCCTTGAGCATGGTCCATTGTCATGGGCCGATGATGCGCTGACCGTGACGACAAGGAACAAGGGCGTGCTGCCGTTCCTTAAATCCATCGGGCCTGACTGGCAGAACCTTTTATATTGGGTGTCTGCCAAACGGGCCGAACAGCTTGAAGCAGAAGGCCGGGAAAACTGGCTGGACAAAGATGCCCGGGAAAAAATATTTGCCAAGGTCGGGACCCATTCCAAAAGCGGTAAATCCTGGAAGGAATTGAATTTACGATTCCAGACCATCAATAAGAATGTCCTGGACATTGCAGAACAAGCCGGGCTGATTGACCCGGAAGCCCGGGCAATGTGGGAGTCAAACTTTTATATCCCCTTTTATCGGATTTTCGAGGACGAGACCACGAAGCAGGAGTTCTTGTCCGGACCCCATCGCAGCAAGAAACATATTTCCGCGCAAATTAAGAAATTAAAGGGCGGCAATGCCAAGATCGGGGACCCTTTGGAAAACCTGATGACAAACTGGATGCACCTTATTGACGCGGCAGCAATGAACAGGGCCAGGTCTGCAGCGTTTGAAGTCGGAAGCCATGTGGGGATTATAAAAGAAGTCTCTAAAAAAGACCTCGTGAAGGTCCTTGGGTCTGAAACCATCAAGCGGTTTGCCGTCATAAAAGAAGGAGCCAAAAAGGCAAGGGATATCTTTGACACGAAAGAAGAGGCCGACGCATGGGCCTATGATCTGGCTGACAAGGGGAAGGGCAACTATAAGGTTGAACCGCGCACCACATATAAGGTGGTGTTCGGCAGCATGAGGGATCATGGCATTTTGTCTTTCCAGAAGAATGGGGAGGCCGTCTATTTCAAGACCGATGACATGGATTTGTTTGAAGCACTTTCAGAAGTAGACACCGCAGCCTTCAACAATGTTTTCATGCGGATGATGGGGGGCGCAAAAAGACTGCTGTCTTACGGGGCAACCTTCGGGCCTGCTTTCCGTATCCGGAATATGATCCGTGACACGGTTCATACGTCGGTTGTATCAAAATCTTTCGTTCCGTTCATGGACACGGCCAGAGGTTTCTTGAAAGCCATGAGAGAGGATGCGGATTATATTGAATACATGGCGTCCGGGTTTGGGTTCGGGTCTTCCTATGTCAACTCTGATAATCCGAAGGAGGGGTCAAGGTTCCTTAAACGGATTATCAGGCATGAGGGCAAGGGGGCACTGCGGAGGATAATTGACCCCTTAAGGCCATGGGACAATAAGTTGTTCAGACTATGGGATAAGATCGGGTCTGCTTCTGAAAATGCTGCCAGGTTAGGGCTTTACACGAACCTGAAGAAAAAAGGCATGAGCAACTTTGACGCCGGGTTTGAAGGCCGCGACTTAATGGATTTTTCCATGCGCGGGTCTTCACAGACGGTTCAGATATTAACCCGGATCGTCCCGTTTCTGAATGCCAGGTTCCAGGCCCTTTATAAATTGGGCAGGGCTTCAAGAGAAAATCCGAAAGCATTTCTTTTAAAGTCCGCTTTATTGACCACGGCCGCCATGGCCTTATGGGCACAATTTAAAGATGACGACCGGTATAAAGATTTGGAAGATTGGGACAAATGGACATACTTTCACTTTTGGATCGGAGACGACCATTACCGGCTGCCAAAGCCCTTTGAGATTGGCGCCCTGTTCTGCAGTCTGCCGGAAAGTATCGGCAATGTCCAGAATAAGACGGAAGAGGGAAAGTTTGTCTGGGACTGGTTTAAATTCACGTCACATTCGGTTTTCAATGTTGACATCCCACAGCTTTTCAAGCCGGTCATTGAAGAGCGGTTTAACAAGGACACATTCCGTGGAAGGGCAATCGTGCCCGACAGCATGGCCAGCTTGAGGCCGTCTGAGCAATACCAGCCATGGACAGCAGACACCATGAGAATGATCGGCGGCGCGCTGAATGTTTCCCCTATAAAATTGCAGCATTATGTCAATGGCTATTTGTCAACGATTGGGGCCATGGTGCTTACCGGAACGGACGTTGTGACAAGATGGGCCATGGATTATCCAGACAAGCCTTCCAGGGCTTCAAACCCGTTTATGCTGAGGATCAAGGAAACGGGTGAGCCCAGGTCAACCAAGTATATCACGCGCTTTTATAAGTTGTATGAAGAGGTTGACAGCGCTCACCGGACCCTGAGCCATTACGTAAAAACAGGCCAGGTGGACAAGGCAAAGGACTTTTACGAGAAAGAGAAAGACCTTATTTCAATGAAAACTCCGGTAAATAAAATTCGGTCTGCCCTGGCTGAGATTAACCAAGAGCTGAAACGGGTCCAGCGCGCAGACATCCCGGGACTTGAAAAACAAGAAAAAATAGACCGGCTGAATAAGATAAAAAGTCAGATATCGAAGGCATTGTTCCAAAGGATTCAACAGGCCAGATAAACATATAGCGGTATATGCTCAAGTAAGGCTTGAACTCTTACTGAAAGGCATGGAAACTAAAAGTGAATATGGCGCGGTATGGGCGAAAATCACACAATCGTAAATTAAACTTAATGAGGAAGTAACTTTAATTTTTTAAGAGGAAAATAAAATGGCAGATAGCGTGAAAAGAATGGTTTACGCGGAAGAGGCTGGGTTTCAAAAACGAGTAGCTTATTATTATTGGCTTAGAGCGAGCCAGGTTTTAGCCCTTGAAACCCCGGAAGCATTAGATTTAACAATGGCGAAAGCAGTCTATGCTGACAAGGTATCTAAAAAGGATATGTGCTTGACCGTGATAACCAATACCAGCATTGGCGGTACTATTGACGCAGGGAATACGCCGTCTGAATCCGATCTTGAATGGGCAGTCGTAACTGATGATCAGTTCGGCAAACTTGCTCTGGCCTATGACTCAGCGGGGATCATCTAATGGCACGGACAGCAGGAGATACCTACCAACACGATTGGAATGACGATACCTGGACAACCGGAACACCTACCACGGCGGCTGAGACATTATCAACAACAACAGAATCCAAGACTGGCAGTATTGATTGTCGAACGTATTGGTCTCTACAGTTGACGATTGATATTAATTATGATGCAACACCAACCGCCAACATAGCAATCTACATCTACGGCAGCAAAGACGGCACAAACTTTGATGATACACCCATGGATCTAATTGCCGGTGACAAGTCAAAAGATCCTGAGCAGCTTACGCTTATGATCTTCAACCCACCGGCTTATTTGCAGGTGGGTTTTGTCCAGGACGACAGCACTGACAGCCACGATATTTCAACAGTCCATTATATCGGTTTTAATTAAAAGGAGAAATAACATGTTTAGCGAAGAATCCTTGTCTTACACGTTTGAAGATTCTGATATCGAACCCTGGAACACGGATGAAGTAACCGATTTCACCAAAGTATTCCGTGAAGTGAATATTACGGATAATTCCGTCTATATAGATCCGGATAAAGTAACCGATTTCACCGAAGTATTCCGTGAAGTGAATATTACCCTCTAATGGCATTTGTATTTGACATACTGACTACCGGGGCGTCAGAGACATTTACTCTGCCCCTGACCAGCAATGGCACTTATGATTTTAATGTTGATTGGGGTGATTCGTCAGATGATGATATCACCACTTATAACGATGCTGCTATTACTCACACATATGCGACCGCTGATACCTACACAATCACAATTACTGGCACAATAACCGGCTGGAAATTTGATAATTCCTCGTCTGCCCCTAAAGTTCGGGATGTTTCAGATTGGGGTGACCTGGATGTCGGGGCGAATGTCGCCTTTTTCTATGGTTGTTCTGGCATGACTGTTAGTGCAACCGGGATCTTTGGTATATCAGCAGTCACGAGCTTTTCCTCTGCGTTCCGCAGTTGCTCATCTTTGACAACACTGGACGTTTCGTCCTGGGATGTCTCAGCAGTCGAGAGCTTTTACTATGCGTTCTGCAATTGCTCATCTTTGACAACACTGGACGTGTCGTCCTGGGATGTCTCAGCAGTCGAGAGCTTTTACTATGCGTTCTACAATTGCTCATCTTTGACAACACTGGACGTGTCGTCCTGGGATGTCTCAGCAGTCACGACCTTTTACTATGCGTTCCGCAGTTGCTCATCTTTGACAACACTGGACGTGTCGTCCTGGGATGTCTCAGCAGTCACGACCTTTTACTATGCGTTCCGCAATTGCTCAGGACTAACGGACGAAATATATTCCAAGGCCCTTGTCAATTGGTCGCACCAAAATTTACAGTCGGGGGTATCAGCACATTTCGGATCAGCCAAATATTACACAGGCGCACCGGCAAATAAAAAACTGTATCTGACATCAATTAAAACATGGTCAATTGCAGATGACGGCGCATCAACTCTAAGATGGCCGTCTGATATTGAGTTTATAAAACCGACAATCACCACATCATTTTTTGATGATGATCAGTTGTTTTTTGTTTTTGATTCAGCCGCAGAACCACCTTCAACTTTATTGCCCATAAACTTGATTACCGGCACCCCTGTTTTAGGTTCACCCAACCTTGGCCAGACCCATACGTTATCACCGACAGGTTTTGTTTCCGGAATACCTGATATAGCCTCCCCGGCCATTGGCCAGACCAGCACCCTAATCGCTTCAGATATCACGACGGGCGCTCCTGATATTGAATCTCCTGCGGTTGGTCAGACCCACTCGTTTGTTCTCGAGGATTTTATCTCAGGTATACCGGAGCTTGGGACCCCATCGGTTGGCCAGACCCATACGTTATCACCTGAAGACATAACCGCAAGTACGCCTGTGCTTGGGTCACCTGATCTTGGCTCCGGGACCATCAATGGCCTTTCTCTTTTAGATATTACTGCAGGTACACCGGTTTTAGTATCCCCTGGGCTTGGGCAGACCCATACCCTATCCGCAACCGGCATAACAAATAGTTCCCCAGATATCGGCTCACCGGCTATCGGCCAAATCCATTCTTTTGTTTCAGATGGTGTCACAACCGGCCTCCCGGTGGTTGGTTCATTATTAATAGGCCAGACTCACGTATTGGCCGCTTTGGGTATCACGGCAAGCACTCCGGTGTTGGGTTCACCAAGACTAAACTTTTCTGCCCCAGATACACCAGCGTGGAGGATATATAGCATCCTGGCAGAGAACAGAACGTATGGAATAGAAGCAGAAGAAAGAACGTATACAATAACATAGGAGATCCAAACAATGGCAAGTTTACACGATGATGTATTCGACAATGGCTTAAGCGTAATTGATGACGACACCGAAAATCTTTACATCTGCAGCACGCTACCTACCACATTCACTGAGGCGTCATCCACATACAGACTCGGGACAAAGGCAACCCCGACAATCGCGGCCCCTTCTCCACGAACAGGCGGCGGTCGTGAGGTGGTTGTGGCTGAAGTCACTGACGGGGTTGTAAACGCGGAAGGATCAGCCGGATATTATGCCTTGACAGACGATTCAGCATCAAAACTGCTGGCAGCCGGGGCTTTATCCTCTGCCCAAACCGTTTATACTGCGAACCCCTGGACAACGGCCGAGTTTGCAATCGGGATTCCTGATCCTGCTTAATGCCATTAAGGCGGTGACCCATGACAATGGTAAACTTTAAGGACCCTAACGCGGCGCTGGACTACGAGAACGATTGGTCTGACTGGCTCGATGAGGACACAATTTCATCAAGTGACTGGATTGTCCCCGACGGTATAACGGTTGATTCGTCTTCGAATACCACCACCACCACGACGGTTTTCTTGTCCGGTGGCACGGCGGGAGAAACATATAGGATAATCAACAGAATTGAAACCGCAGGGGAACGGATTGATGATCGATCAAGATTCATAAAGATTAAAGAACGATGAAAGGGATAAAATGGAACGTGTCAAAGCTGTTTTAAGGCCGGTATGGCGAGAGATAACAGGTTATACAGTATCTTTATTCGGTTGGTTTTTTCATTTGCTCCCTGCATCTTGTGAGGAATGGACAAGGTTTTTTGCAATGATGATCGCGGCCATAACTCTATTCGGGATAACACTTCCCAAAGCATGGGACCTTCAAAAAAAGCGTTGGGGAAAGAAATGATTTTTCTTGACTTAACACGGATGGAAACGTCACCAGCCGGGACCATTGGCGTGTTGTCCCTTAATAAACAAGTGTTTTGTTTTATTCTGGAGCCGCCGAAGGGAAACAATGAGAGGGGGCAAGCCTGTATCCCCACCGGTCAATATCTTTGTAAAAGATATGATTCCCCCAAATATTTGCGGCCGTGCCTGGAGGTCCACAATGTCCCGGGCCGGACAAATATATCAGTCCATTATGGCAACACGGTAAAAGACACAAAGGGATGTCTGATCACCGGCACATACACAGGGTACCTCAGCGGTAAAAGAGCCGTCTTAAGATCAAAGGCGGCGCTGGATGCACTGATGTCAGAGGTCAGAGACATTTGTCACCTGACGATAAGGGAGGCGTTTTAAGATGAAAAGCAAAATTTATCTGGAAGATGAAATCGGCAACACAGAACGAAAATTCGGTGCTGCCATGTCCTATCAACCGGTGCTGTTTATTGACATGGATGGCAACGAGACACCAGGAATGTTTACTCGGCATGAAATGAAAATTGCCAGGGAACGTGCGGCGAGAAACCCTGAAGATATGCCTGAAAAAAAAACAGTATGGGAGTGGCTGACAGGAAATAACAAATAAAATAGGAGTTAAAAAATGAAAGATCCTTGGTATGCGTCAAAAAGATTATGGGGAGCGCTGCTCCTTGTCGGTGCTACAGTGGCCGCTAATTTCGGCATTGATATTGACCCTGAAACACAGACGGCAATGGTGGATAATGTGACCACCATTGGCAGTTCAATCGCGGCTGTTATCGGTGCTGCGTTGGCGGTGTGGAGCAAGGCCAAAGAGTAAATGACGCACTCAGGCACCATCATTTATATGCGGACGGTCCCTGGCAAGCCTAACCACCGGGCGCTGTCCGCGCCTCTATATTGCCCCAAACAGGACGGCTCAAGCGGTCTTATACCGTTCGATTTTGAATGGGACGGATCAAGCTCTGAACTGATCTCAGAAAACGGATCAAAAATAAAGCGGGGTTTGCTTCGGGTGTTATCTGAACCATTAAATTTTTGTATGCGATCTGTATTCCCCAGGCACCGTCACCCAATAGCATCATGCCGCCACGACTGGAGATGCCGTAAAGCCAAAACACCTGAAGAACGGGCATGGGCAGATAAGCAGTTTGAGATTGATGTGGGTACTACAAGCTGGTGGATCACGAAAAAATTGGGGTATTGGGGTGTCAGAATCGGGGCAATGTTGGGTGTCGGTTGTCGGTATTAAACAACACCCTCCACGCCTCTGATTTAAGCGCACCCAGGAGGGTTACTTTTTGGCACTATTGGAGTGCCAATTTATTTTTTTTTGGCACTATTTTAGGTGATTTTGTGTGAGTTGATATTTTGATTATCCAGATTTGCCGGGCTTTTCGGTGTTGTGAGGATGCGTCAATTCAGCTTCGGAGGCTGACGCCTTATCCACTGGGCTACGGGCGCTGAGAGTTTTTGGCACTCCAAGAGTGCCAATTTATTTTTTTTGTCTTATTGGCACAATATTTGATTGTCTGTTTGTCTGCATTTCTTCTATCACTTCCGCCGCGTTACTTTCGTTTACCAAGCCTGTTAAATAGTGGTTTGTTGTCGTTGCGCTTTTATGCCTTAATTGCCGTTGAATGTCAACCAAAGAAAGTTTTTTGCTGGCTGCCATTAATGCAGATACATGGTGCCTGATTGAATGGAATCCAAACTTTTTAACTCCTGCTTTCTCGCACAATTTGTTGACCATCTTCTCAATCTTTGACCGGGTAAGATGTTTACCATTATCATGGAATACCCATTCACAGCATTTATGGTCATGCCTGGACTTGAGTATTCCGTAAAGGATGCTGTTCATTCCAAGCGTGTCCCTTTCCATGTCGCCGCCGAATCTTTTACGGGTCCACACGGAGACTGTCCTGTTTTCAAAGTCTACATCTTCCCATTTTAAATTCATAACCTCTTTTCTTCTTGCCGACAGGTGATAGATGGTCTGCAAAAAATCATACTGGAAATCATCAGCGACAAGAAGAACCTTGTTGATATCTTCTGGCGGCGGGACATAAGGGTAATGCTTCGTAACTCGATATTTTTCTATGTCTTCGCATGGATTGCCGGCAACATATTTGTTTTTCTTGAGCCAGTTAAAAATGGTTTTTAACTCTCTCAAATGCCGGTTTGCTGTCTTCTTTTTTTGTTTTGAATTGAGATAGGATTCGATTATATTGGAATCAATTGATTCAATTGGTGGGTCGTGTTTCAGGAATGATATGAAGTCTCTTACAATTTGTGACTTGGTAACGATTGTCCCTGGTGCGTAATCGTGATTTTGACAATGCGTTAGATAATCAGTGGACCCCGATGCAAAGGTTAAACGGATCTCCGGTTCTGTGACAGGTTTTTGATTCTTGAGAGCGTGTTTGGTGTTGAGTTCCCATCTCTTTGCGGCTTCCCTGTTCAAAAATCCTGTTCTTACGGTTTGCGGATGTCCGCCTATCCGCACCCGTCCTTTGAAGCTCTTTGTTTTCTGATCCCAGGTTGGCATAATCTCTGCCTTTTAAATAATCGACAACATCAAGCACGTCGAACCTGACCCCTTTTGCAGTATCTCCTTTCCCTATAAAGAAATGAGGATACCGCCTCCAGGTTTGCAGGATCGTTGACTTGCTACATGACAATATCTTAGCAAGACCGTCTATGTCAACTATTTGTGGCAATGTAGAAATCAAGATTAATCACCAACCCTTCACGATTTTAGACGCATAAAGATAGGCGTCTTCAAGGGTTTCGCCTTGATACCAGTATTTAAAAGTTAGTATGATAATGCGGATGGTTTTCATTTTTCGCCTTTCAAAGTAATGGGGCCTGCCCAAATTCAGGCCGCACACGCGCAGGTCGAGCAACGTCCTTCCTTGCGCGCTATCGGATGCTCTCCCATTTCTGGGCATATTGCTCACCGAGTCGGCCCCATTGTTTTATTTGTATCAATTACACCCAAAAATGGAACATAGTTCTCCAACCGTGTTTGGTTTTTATCGACACTCTGAAATAAACCCACGGTGTGTATTCGATCCACAGATTCCATGGCTTCCAGTTGTATTTTGATCCCATTGATTAAACCTCTCTCACATCCGTGTTGATCCCTGGCTATACAGGGGAAGACCGATACCCAAAACGTCTTTTGGGTCATAAGTGTAAACATTCACTTGACAGGCCGATTTCTCTGTTACCCAATGTTTTGGAGCCTGCCGGTTCTGTTTTTGTATTTTTTGCTTTCCACTGACGGTTGATATTCTGGACATATAAACCAAGGCTCGTCTTCCTGGCAATCCATAAAGTTAAAAGGGCAATCGCCATAATAAATGCAAATATTTAGTTTTTCCAGCAACTCTGTTGGTTTGCCCATAAGTCCTCCTAATGATTTAGTTAAGTCGTGAGCGAAGCGATACCGATCTTCAACTTTTTATTCTTCGCTTTCAACTCTTTTAGATATGCCTTTTCTGCTTCACGCCACGCCCACGTTTCTGCTGGTGGTATACGTTTCTTTTTGCAGTATTCCATCATCCAAGACCATTTTTCTGTATTCATTTTAGTTATGCCTCCATGCGAAGAATGCCAACGATCTGCCGTGAGCGCAGCGAATCGGTAGCATTGTTTTATTATTTTTTGCTATTGGTTATTGATATAAATGCTGGAAAAATAAAGCCAAAAATAGGCCACGCACTATGTGTTATGTACACAGCACAACAAACACCTGCTGATGTAGAAACCCATGCCAATCCGTAAGCCAAGTATGCCATTTTTACCTCCTAAAAAAATAATACGCACATCACTGGTGCGGCTTTTTGCATTCAGTGCATGAGCTGATTATTTTTCCCTCAACTTTTGCAAAGTTTTTAAAGAAGATTCAACCTCAGGAGTTAACACAAATGAAGGCGGATTGGGCCTTGACATTTCATAATTAATACAAGCTAAAACTGCCATTTCACGTATTTCAGACGGAGTGAATTGGTTCTCACGTATAAGGTGTTCCATAATATCGACAGTTTGTTTATACTGTGGATCATTTTGATACTTAGCCTTCATGGTTTTCATTTTTACCTCCAAAAAAATAATGCCGGTATGACCGGCAAGTCTTTTCATTGTCCGGTCGATTAACATAATTAGGGCGCAATCCCTTCATCCCATTCATATGTTTTCGGGCCATCTTCACCGTCTTCATATTTAGCAACCCATTTATGGTATTCATCCTCACTTAAAATTCTGACGACCTGATCAAGTGCCCATTGCTTATGATGACCACCATCATATCCACCCCATTCAAAGATAAAATCTAAAGCCTTCTTTTCTTTTTCTGTCATTGTTAGTTCCTTTCAGTCGCCCTAATGTCGGGGATCACTGGTGAAGACTTTTCCCGCACCAGTGGCAAAAAGAAAGCCCCGCTTCTATCATTATTTTTCGTTCATCTGGGTCACAGTCGCAAAAGTCTTCATCCACGTGGATTTGAGTATTAGGGGGCTGTTCGGTTATGATATCTTGAATTATCTCGCACATGGCACGTAGGTGAATCTTTGTGGGTAAATCTAAATATCTCCACCCAGTTCCTTGAAAATTGCGCTTTTTAACCTTTTCGTGCAGTATAGTTTCTATTTTTGTCATGTGTCCCCCTAATGTAATGATCACCGGCTCGTCCGGTGTATTATTTTATTGGCGTTATGCCGCTTTGATCCTATGCTTTGCTATCTCAAAATACTCAGGGTCAATCTCAATCCCGATAAAATCACGATTTAATTGTTTTGCCGCCACGCCTGTTGTTCCAGATCCCATAAATGGATCAAAAACCACACAAGGCTTGTCGCTCCATGTGGATATATGGTCGTGGGCTAATTTTTCTGGGAACACGGCATTATGGATTGTTTTTTCATTTTTCCCTACATCATAATAGAAAATATTTGGGGCTTGTTTTTTAGGTCTCACAACCGTTCGTTCTTCCCTACACCTTTCCGCATACGTTAGTTCTTTTGCTTTACTTCCACCTCTATTCCGTTTGGTTCCTGCTGTTACACAATCAACCATTTTTGGGTAAAAATATGTTGGTTTGCCCTTACTGAAAACAAATGTGTATTCAAATGCTTGCTCATACCTGTTGTGTGTAAGTGGCATGTAGCTATTTTTCGCATAAATCATAGTATCATGTAGATTGAAACCACATTTTTTAAAAAACAATGCTTGTTCAAAACTGCTTCCTGACTCGCTTCCTTTAATCGTAGAATCCGCAACAACCCAAACCACAACACCACCGGGTTTCGTTACTCGCCACAATCCAGCGGCGATAGCAGAAAATTCAGGCCATCCCCAAGTAGATGTTTTATTATAGGCTCTAAGATTATCATAAGGTGGTGAAGTTACTGTCAAATCAACTGAGTTCGGTTCACAAACGAACAGATACTCTCTGCAATCTTTATTTAATATTTCAATCATTCCTTTTCCCTTTGACCTGCTCTGCGGCTCGGCCGTAGTAGCCAATTATTGGCGACGCTCCCGAAGGGTGTCTAAGCCAATAAGTAGTTATCCAGACCTGTGTATCTTTCAAATCCGCATGTTATCCAGGCAGGTTTATTCTGCATCGTCTTCCAACAAGCTCAACACATATAAAAACGCCGCCACCCGGCCTGTGTAATATTCGCCTGACAGGGCTTTCTCATCTTCAATCTTTCTTTCGATCTCTTTGATCAATTCTTCCTTATTCATCAAACAATCCCTCCCATTTCTTTGCAGCAAGCCCACCGGCCCAACAGCTTTGATATAGAAAATCTTTACCGTCTTCCAGGTGGTTGATAATATCATTTATAATACTGACAATATCCGGATTAAACTCAAACTCTGACCGCTCGATAATCTCAAGGCAAAACGAAAACAGGGTCCCTATGTGCCTGGTCTGGTTCAGCCAACCGGTTTGCCTGCCGAACTCTTCAATGGTCTCCCATATCTTGGACAGGTCGTCATCTGACGGCTTGGGCAGGTCCCTGATATCCTTGTCAACCGCCTTTTGCATGCGCAGGAACAGTCCCTTTTTACGGGAGGGTTTCAATGTGCCGATGGTCATATCGGGTATGGATCTGATCAACGCCAATTCAGACAACTTCCGGTATTGATTGTCCATCATCTGGCAATCCCCATGACGCTGTTATTGATTTCATACAGGTGGACCGCCCGTTTTGTAGAATAACGGAACGGTTTTTGATAGATGCTTGCCGGGTATGCTGCAGGTATTGTCGGTAAAACGCAGAAAACCGGTGAAGATCCATTACGGTTCTTTCCCGGTTCATTTTTTAATACAGATTTTTGTGTCATGCTGCCCTCCGCTTTGGAGGGCTTAGAAGCCTATGAGGGGGTTCCGATGATGATTATCAGGAAGTTTTAATTGTTTGTCAAGCTAAAAAACATTTTTTATTGCGCTGCCGATAACCCCGACCAGGATGTAGACGATGAACAAAACGGCAATGATAGTCTGGGCGACCGGGAACGTAAAGTAACAGTACAGGACCGCGCCGACCGCGCCCGAATTTATGAGCCCGTGCAGGGGGCTTTTTTTGAACCCGTAATAAACAGGCATGATGCAGGCCAGATAAACCATGATTGTAATCATGTTGTCCGTGTCCTGCTGAAACAATGCGTCTTTTGTGTCCATAATGCCTTCCTTTTTTACCCTGTTTCCTGTTTTTTGCTGTGATACTGCCGGTAAAAATTCCCGGACGCTGCCCACAACATCCGTTTGATCTCTTCCGTCCTGGCCATATCGTGCCAGCACTCGTGCAGGGCAACCAGGTCGTTGCTGATCTTGTCCGCAAGGACCATGAAATTAACTCCGCAGATTCTATAAGGATACCACACGGACTGGCCTGTAATAAAGCACTGATTAATTATTTTTGATTCACGTTCGTATTCTTCCGGCTCCAAAAACTCTGACATGTGCTTGCCTATGATATCATCCACGTTGCAGGATATCATTTTGCGCTGTGTCGTGCTTTTAAAAATCAGGTCACGGCTGATAAAGTGGATGTTGTAATCGAGGTTAAGGGAAATCAGGCTCCCCGTACGTCCTTTTTTAATACGGGAGACTGGCCAAGCTCCTTCCGTGATTTACCCAATTTAAAATCAATCAGTTCTATAATGTCTTTCAATGCCTCCGGGTCCACCTTAGCAAGCTGGACGGCCAGGCGGTTAAGCTCTAACCCCTGGAGCTTGTTAGGAAAATCGTTGATTATTTTATACAATTCCAACTTAACCGGATCTCCCATATCAATTACATTATTCTCAGGTCTGTTCATTTTTGCAATACGCTTGTCAACAATCTCGTTTATCCGGTCCTCTGGTAATATGTCGGGCTGGAGTTCTTTTCTGCCGGTTTGGATGATCTCATTTTCATCTAAATTGTAATGGTCTATCCATTTTTGTACCATTTCAGGTTCTGGTCTTGTTTTAAAGTTGAAGTAGTTTGAAATGGTGGTTTGATCTTTTGACACGACAGAACAGATATTCTTTTGGGTTATTCTGTGCAACTTGGCCCATTTTTTAAAACCAGCAAGAAATATTTTTACCGTGTCTTCCATATAATGGACATTAAAACAATTTTTATTCGGCATCAACATCTTATAACCATCCTATTTTATTAATATTTCATAATAAAAAACAATAAATGATTTTTTTTCATATTTTGTGTTGACACATTCATAATATGAGTATAATATGAAGCCATTATGAAACAGAGAAACAAAAAATTCACACAAAAAGACTTTGCGGCAATGTTCACCTGTCTTGACCAACCAGGCGTTAGCAGGCTGCTTTCTGGCACCGACAAGGTAAGTTTTCCACTCGCAGTTGAGCTTTCAAAACTATTCCCAGGCAAAGACATCCTTGGATGGAAGAACGCATCAACACAAGAATTAAATAACCTGTATGAACAATTAAAATTCAAATCAGAACAACAAGGAGCAGCGTAAATGCTGGAAGCTGACTTGATGACCGGGATTGAAATAGATAAATGCAATGAGAGCTGGACGGTTAAAATCCCTGAGATTTTAAAGGTTAAGCTGGACAAACTTTCCCCTCCTCAAAAAGCCAAATTAAAACAATCAATCCTTTTTGTAATGGCAAGACAGATCCACGAAAACGAGTTCAACCCTGAAATCTATCTTAGCAGCAGGGATTAAAAGGGTAAAGGTAAACAATGGATATAATGGAAACCAACGATTACAGCCCGATAGAAAGCGACTTGAACAGGTTAAAACGAGAACTTGAAACTCACGTTGAATCCGGTATCAATATAGGCAAGATTCTGATCAGCATCAAAGATAACACCCCTCATGGTGAGTTTATCCCGTTGATCGAGCGGGAAACCGGATTGAAAGAACGGCAATGTCAAAATTATATGAACATTGCTCAACATTACGGTCAAAAGCGTAGTCAACTACGCTTTTCAAGCCAAGTCCTTATTGAACTTTCCCGGCCATCCACTCCGGAATCAGCCAGAGAGGCAGCCGAACAAGAAAAATCATTAACCGTCAAACAATCCAAAGAATTAATAGCCGCCCACAAGCGCATCAAAGAACTTGAATCGGGCAAGACCCCGGATGTCAACAACCTGATACCGCAGTTATTAAAAAAATACAAGGGTGCGTCCATTACAATAGGCATGGCAAACCGCCTGTCCGTCCTGGATGAAGAATCACAGAGGCTTTATTTAAACCTGTTTGAAAGCAGTCAATATGCGAACAAAGCAAAACAAGCTGCGCTTGATGAAAAACTAATGGCCTTAGAAGACCTGAACAAAATATCAAAAGAGCGGGATGAGGTTAAGCAAAAACTGGATGCAGTCGCACAGTCGGACACGGCAAAGATTTTAGCTGACAAAGAATTTGAAATTAAGAAGCTGAAAGATGAATTTGACCGGCAAAGGTTTGAAGACAGGAAAGTTGCAGAAAAGACCGCTTCTGAACTTCACGAGAAAAGATTTAAAGACCAAATCGAAAAACTTGAAGACGAGAAAAAGAAAGCAGAACTCAAACAAAAAGAGGCGTTAGATAAAGCCTCAGCCTCTTGGTCTAAATACCGTGAGATGGAAACTGAAATCGACCGGCTGAAATCTCAGCTTGAAGTGGACAACCCAACAAATATTGACAATTCAATGATGAAAACTTTGGAAAGATCCGGCAAGGACTTTCTGATTGATATAGGCACCCTTGGCAAAGAAATGGAGGAACTTGGCGGGGGAATGGAAAAATCAATCCAGACGGTTCAGCAGGTTATCCAAAAAGCAACCCGGCAATTAGAGCAATTAACCGGGTCACAGGATGCAATCATTAATGTCTAAAGGAAATAATAACATGAGAGTAGATGCAACTCAAGAGAAAAAATTAGAACGCAAGTATCAGGGAGTCCTGAACTATGCGGATGCGAAACAGTTTCTTGACGCAACACCGTACACGGCTGCGAAAATCAATGGAGCAATCAAGCGATTTTGTAATTCGGAAAGCGTTGAGAAACCAAGAAATTTTGTTGAAATGGAAACCTTTGTTAGTGACCTTAGCGACTTTTGGCTTGACAATAATCCAGAGGTACATACACAGGGGGAATCTATTTTACACAGTGCCCTGTCTAACTATGTCGCATTCACAACCGTATGGAAATACAAATCAAAATCATCCAGTATTTACGTTCCTGAATTAATGGCGAAATGCGGGGTTATGATCGTTGTTAAAAATGGTCTTGGAAACGCAATAAAGGTTGTCAATTCATATGCAAAAAGAAACCCGGAATTAAGCAGACAGGATATTGTTGATGGTCTTATTGATGGGTTTTCTACATTGTTGCCCATGATTGCAAGCAACAAACTTCCTGAACCATCTGAACCGTTAACCAGATTGCTTGGTGCTTATCTGGCTGGAAACAAAAATATTTTAGATGCCGTTGAGGGGCTAAAACAGATTGAAGCGGCATAAACATAGGCAAGAGCGGTAATACCAACATTAACAACGGGCTTGGAAGTCTATGAGGGGGTTCCAAGCCCAAAAGGAGGAAAAATGAAAAAAATCTGGACAACAATACTTGCTACCCTGTCATTGACCGGGCTTATCCTGGCAGGTTCAGAAGCGGATAACCTGCTGGTTCAGGTATTGGCATCAACCGGAGGCGTGATGCTGTTCAGTGCGGCAATGCTTTCGATAGTAAACATTCACAGGAGGTAAGTATGCCTATCCATGAATCATTCTGTCACCCGGAAATGACGGTTAAATATGTGGTTCTCAACCCGGGACAGATCCGCACACGGACACAACCCGGGTTCCGGCCTGAAATAGAAATATCAGACATCAAAATAAACGACGGTGATATTAGCGACGACTTGTATATCACCATTTTAAATGAATACCGGGGCCGGATAGAAAATGAGATCGTTTTTTGCCTGGAAAAATCAAAAGGAGCAGCATGAACAATTAAAATATTGTTTATACCCAGCCGGAAATGGTCCGGCTGCATCTAATATAAGGAGTCATGAGATGAAAGACTTGTGTCAAGCGGTCATTATGGCCAAAGCAAGAGAAAAAGCGGCAAAGGAAACCCGCCTTACAGCAGAGGCGGCACTAATCAAAGCCATTGGACCGACAAAAATTGAAGGGACCGAAACCAAGGCTGTAGATGGATTTAAAATTTCCGTCACAACGAAGCTCAATCGTAACCTGGACATCGGTGCCTATCAGGATTTGCAGTTGCCGGAGAATATGAGTTTCGTTGATTTTAAACCGTCAATCAATTTGAAAAATCTCAGAATGATTGAAAGGATAGATCCGGCATTGGTCGCAAAGTGTATCACCACCAAGCCTGGGAAACCATCGTTAAAAATAGAGGGGGTGTGATCATGGATCTTAAATCTTTGATTAAATCAAAAGAAGAATCAAGACCTCCCAGGATTGTTGTACACGGCATCCATGGTGTTGGCAAATCTTATTTTGCCAGCAATGCACCTGAGCCTATTTTTCTTATCACAGAAGATGGGTTGACCAATATTGAGGTTGACCACTTCCCGCTTGCAAAGTCATTGGATGAAGTCTGGCAGTATATGGGCGCAATTATTGAGCAGGACCACCAATATAAAACATTTGTCGTTGACACCATAGACTGGTTGGAAAAGTTGATATTTTCTAAGGTCTGTCAAGAAAAGGGTGTCGAAACACCAGAGGATATAGGATACGGAAAAGCCTATATCTTTGCCATGAAACATTGGGAAAAGTTTTTGAACGGTCTAAACAAGATCCGGGAAAAAGGCATTGCCATTATTCTTTTGGCGCACAATGAAATCAAGACATTTAACCCTCCTGATAATGATCCTTATGATCGGTATCAGATAAAGCTGCACCGTCATGCAGCCACGGCCATTGAAGAGTGGGCAGACGCTGTTTTGTTTGCCAATTTCCGCACCGTTGTGACCAAGGACAAGGCCACTCAGAAATACAAGGCGGTTGGCTCCGGAGAAAGGGTCCTTTATTCATCCAATCGTCCAGCATGGCGGGCAAAATCAAGATATCAGATTCCAGACGAGATTCCATTGGATTTTTCCACACTCATGACAGCGATTAAAGGTGGGAACATAAAACGGGAGGCAGCATAATGCCAAGGGCCGAAACCATCACCACGTCATTCCATAGACAGGGTTGACAACTCAGGGCCATATTCACCTGAAAATTGCCGTTGGGCAACAGATGATGAACAGGCAAACAACAGAAGGCAAAGACGATTTTATAAAAAACCAACAACTAAAATTAAAGAGGTGGCATAATGACTGATTTCACAGGCGTAAACTTAGATCCAAATGTTAAAGAATCGGACGGTGGGTTCACTGTCCTCCCTGCTGGCAAATACCGTGCCTGTATCGTGTCCGATGAGCTCAAGGATAACAAGAACAATACCGGGAAAATCCTTGGAATTAAACTTCAGGTCGTCGAAGGTCAGTACGCATCTGAAATACTGACTGACAATATTAATATAACAAACCCGTCTGCACAGTGCCAGGCGATTGGACAGGGGACGTTAAAGCGGATCTGCAATCTATGCCAGGTTCCGTATCCGCCCCAGAATACCAACGGATTGATGGGAAAACCGATGGTTGTCACGGTCCAGGTGGAAGAATTCACCTCCAACAACACCGGAAACAAACTGAAGAGCAACAAAATCAAAAAATATGAACCATCAGATACTGCAATCCCGGCAGCATCTCAGCAGCAAATGACGCAACCACAGGGACAGCAGCAAGCCGCAAGCGGTTGGTAATATTATCGCCGCCCTTTAACCGGGGCGGCATCTTTTATTGGTGGTGAGTTATGATGATGGCAATATCAGACAATAAATATGGGACAAATATGACGAATCTCGCAGAAGTTATAAACGAAACCAGCACAGTCAAGGCGGTTGATCTTGCCTATGAAGCCAACAGGGCTGAACGTAGCCACCTGGGATTAAGCCAAGCAGGGCATAAGTGTCATAGATATTGCTGGTACAAGCATCATGGATACCAGGGGAAACCAATTGATGGACGTATCTTAAGATTATTCCAAATGGGGAATCTTGTAGAAAAACAAATGATGTTCGATCTGGCACAGGCCGGGGTTTCCATAACTCAAGATCAACACAATGTTTCTTTTGATTATAACGGAATCACATTAAAAGGGCATATTGACGGGGTTGTTAATGGGCTGATCGAGTCAAGCAAACCTCATCTTTTCGAATGTAAGACGATGAACGACAAGGGTTTTAAAAAACTCTTAAAAGATGGTTATGAGTCATACAACGAACAATATAGATTCCAAATCCATGCCTATGCCTTGGCGATGGACCTTAAAAATATTTTCGTCCTTGTCTATAACAAAAATGATTCAACACTTTACCAGGAACGCATCAAACTAAACAAAGACTGGATTATTGATAGGCTGCAGGATGTTTTCGTTGCTATTTCAAAAAATATACCCGAGAGGACTTGTCCAAGGGTTGATCATTGGGAAGCCAAATGGTGCGATTTTTACGGAGAGTGTTTTAAATGAAAGAATCAGTCATTCAAAAAGGGATACTTGACTACCTGGAACTCCTTTCCAGGTCTAAACCTGTCTATTATTTCCGGGCCGGAGCTGGTGCGGTTAAAACCCAACAAGGCCGTTTTTTTAAAACCGGTCGCCCTGGGCTCCCGGATATTGTGGTTTCTTACATGGGGCAATTCATTGGACTTGAGGTAAAAACAAAAACAGGCCGGCAATCTCAAAATCAAAAAAAAGCAGAGCAGGAGATAAGGGCAGCCGGTGGAAGTTACCATGTTGTCAGGAGTATATCAGACGTTAAGGAAATATTGCCGTTATGATAGAAGCCCGGCCATATCAGACGAAAGCCCTGGATAAAATATATTCAGACCTTCAGATAATGCAGGATGTTTTATTATCAGGCATCATGGGTTCCGGAAAAACATTTATGTCCGTCAGGTTAATTCAACGGCTTAAAAATGAAAACCCTGGAATGAATTTTTTAATCCTTGCCCACAAAAGAGAACTGATCTCACAATTCAAAAATGCTTTTCAACAATTCACAGACATACATTTCCGTCATATCGGCGTTTGTTGTGCAGGATTGCAAAATAAGCGTTTGGACAGACAAATTACAATTGCATCTATTCAAACCTTCTCTAACATGAAGGAACAATATACGACAGGCGCAGGGCTTATCATTATAGATGAGTGCCATAGGATAGATGTCACCGGTAACACTCAATACAAACAGGTCATTGAATATTTACGGCTACAACGTCCGAACAGCCGGATATTAGGTATAACGGCAACACCATTCCGGCTTGGTCTTGGATATTGCTATGGAAACAAGATCAAAAAAGGCGCACAAAACCTTTTCCCTGTCTGTAATCACAAAATCACATATGAGGAACTTAGACAAGAGGGTCACCTTGTACCATTGAAAGGCGTTGTCGCTGCCCATGAATCTTTAGAAAAAGACCTAGCCGGGGTATCTGTTAATGGAGACTATGTAATTGATCAGCTTGGAGAAATAGTCACCCGTGAAATCCATTTGAACACCTGTATAGAGGCTATTGATAGTTATTGTCAGGGCTACGACTGTATCTGTATCGTCTGTGTAAATATCGACCATGCCGAAAAACTTCACTCAATGCTGCATGATTCAACAATTGTCCATAGTCAACTTAATGATTTAGACCGCCAATCAAATATGATGGTGTGGGAATCCGGGCAAAAAAGGATAATGGTTTCTGTTGAAATCCTTTTAGAAGGGTACGATCTTCCCAGGTTACAGGCGATTGTATTTTGTCGACCCACATTGTCAGCGGCTTTATACCTTCAGGCCGTCGGAAGGGTTTTGCGAACATATGAGGGGAAAGACCACGGGTTTTTACTTGATTTGACAGATAATACTTCCAGGTTCGGGACAGACCTGGATAATGTTAAAATCACAATACCCAAATCAGTTGAAAAAACGATTGAAAAAGAACGTGGGATGTTGAAGATTTGCCCAAATTGTGAATCTGAGGTCCATATTGCATTGAGGGAATGTTCCGAGTGCGGCTTTGAATGGCCAGAAAAAGAATGTATCGTTGCTGAAGCATTGCCGAAAATGAAAAATGTAGAATTCAGCGCAATCGTTCCGGCAGATCCTGTCATATATGCGGTAATAGATTGGAATATCGAGGTACATACAAGTAAAAAAAGCGGTAAAGAACTCGGGAAAATAACATATATATATCAGGAGACTGCATATAAACCTGGACAAGTTTTCCTTTGGTTATGTTTCCCTGATAATTATTCAGGATTTGCGGTGCAAAAAGCACGCAAAACATGGGAGACAATATCCAACGATCCGTTCCCGATGTCAGTTGATGAGTTCATGGAATCAAATTTTAAAAATCCTACAAATATACTTGTAGATATTAATGGTAGATACCCTGAAATCCAAGAGGTCGTCGCTGAAGACGCCGAAATTGAATTTGCAATGAGCTATGACGATGAGATCCCATTTTAAAAAGGATACCCATGCAAGAAATTATTAATACGTTAAATAGTTTTGGACTATCTGACAATTTTATCATCGATGGGAATATTCATAGATGCAGCAGTGCGGCAAAACCAAAAAAAAACAAAGACGGTTGGTATGCAATTAAAGAATTTAACGGGCAATATTATTGTAATTACGGGTGTTGGGTCCGTGGTGAACAGGGTCGGTGTTCAACGCTAAACGGGACCGGGACAACAAACCATAAAATGTGGGAAGCACTTGAATATGCCAGAATAAAAGAGTTCGAGGAAAGGGAAAAATCAGGACAGGAAAGGGCACTAAAATTTATATCAAAGGCTATTGAAAGCGTAGAACATCATCCATATTTACAAAAAAAACAAATCAGCAAATATAAAACGCTTAGAATTAACAACCTGATTGTCATACCTTTATATAACCCATGCGGAGTTATCAATAGTTATCAAACGATAAACAATAACGGAAGAAAGCAGTTTATGACGGGTGGTGTCGTTGGTGGATGCTGCTATCCAATCAAGGGTGATGATAGCATTATTTGTATTTGTGAAGGGTTCGCTACTGGTGTCAGTATTAATTTAGCTACCGGATTCAAAACATTATGCGCAATGAACGCTGGCAACATAGAAAAGGTGGCTAAATCTGCAATAGAAAAGTTCAAGAACAGCAAGATAATCATATGTGCCGATAACGACCATAAAAAAGAAAAGAACGTAGGGATCGAAACAGGCAAGAAAGTAGCCTTTGAGCTTGGATTGTCTTGTGTCTGGCCTACCGGAATAAACGGTTCAGACTTTAACGATATGGCTGTTGAAATCGGGTTAAATGCAGTCAGGCATGAAATATCACAGCTTGAAACCATTGAAGTTATGTCTATTGAAGATTGTATGTTCGAGGATTTTTCAACACAGATACCCAATGGAGCTATCGTAGAAGGGTTAATATCACAGGGTCTTGAAGCCTTGGAAGGTGATATCCTGCAATACAGTTTACCATTGGTATTAACAGTCATATCAAGGTCAATCGCCGGTAAAACAAGCCTGAACGGAGTGTATCCCAATGTTTTTAATATTAAGGTAGGCGGGACCAGTACCGGCAAAACAGCAACGGATAGAAAGTTTTTAAGATGCCTTGATATCGAGAATTTTATCAGCCTTAACGATATAGCCAGTGGCGCGGGTCTATGGAGAGCAATTTCAGAAAATCCACAAGGAATGGGATTCTTCGATGAAGTGACAAGTCTTTTCCAGAGAAACAATAACAAAGGTGGGGTTGATATGGTGGCTGAAAGCAAAAGCGCAGCCCTGCTTGATGTGTTCTCCAGGTCCGGTGAAAGTTTTAAAAAAGGTTTCGGTGATTCAAAAAATTCTATAGATATCCATAACCCATGTTTTTCTCTGATCGGCAATGCAACTCCTGTCATTTTCGACGCAATCCAACTAAAAGATTTTGAAACAGGGTTAATGCAGAGGTTTGATTTTTGGGTTTATGACGGCGAAATTAAACCGAAACCGCTGTTAATCAATAGCTCTTATTATCCAAAAACAAAAAAGTTTGTAAATGAGTTGAGACAAAGAATACAGTTTGTGCCGCCAGAGTCAACCCTTGCGGAGCTTATAAAAGGATGCGTTGAATTACAGGTGGATGACAAGGCATTAATATACATCAAGGAATACAGCGATTATATTACAACAGAGGCTAACAAGGCGCAATCGGACGGATTAACAGGGTTTATTTCCAGGCGGTTTGATCTGTGTCTTAAATACGCCCTGATCCATCACGCAGCAACCAACAAGGCTAAAAAGTTATTATCTAAAATAACAGGTAAAGATATTCAATATGGGATTTTAATAGCGGAAATGCTCGGTGGATGGAAGTCAAACGTGTTATCAGACAAAATTGTATCTGGTGATTTTCATCGGGATTGTGAGACATTTAAGGCAGCCATTAAAATGGCTATTCGCGCAGGGCGAACCCCAACTTTTGCATATATGGCTACCCGGAAAACTCAATTAAAAAATTGGCCACAAAAACACTCTGAATCTGTAATTGGTGTTTTAAAAAAACGTGGTGAGATTATCACAAAAGAGGGTGAAAGATCGACTCAATATCATCTCCCAAAGAAAACAAATTTATGAACAAGAACACGTTCAAAAACACGTTCAAAATTAGTACGAACTCGTACGGATTTTTTTTAAAAACAATACAATCACAAAAAGAACATTGTTTTTTTTGTACCAATCCGTACTTATTTTTGTACGTGTTAAAAAATACGAAGAACACTATAAACACTAATATATATATATATCTATTATATACTACGTACGAATATACAACCCTAACACAACTTCCCTTATTTTATCTCTTTTTCTGGGGTGTGTGTATTAAGGGGGTTGTGTACGTACAAAAAAATAAAAAAATAGAGGTTGAAACATGCAAAAAACAGCCAGGGAAACAGTCAAAAGAATGACCGAAAAAATTATGTCTTTGTCTGAACACATGAGCTTGCACGGAAAACAAAAAAGAAAAAGGAGGTTGTCTCTGAACAAATTTTATGGGAACTTGAACTCCTTGCCGGAAGGTTGGCGTGATTATGTCCGGATCTGATGCGTTCCCACAAAAAAAATCATGCGGAGAATGTGCAAAGCTGAGAACAGAGCTTTGTTTTAACCCGGTGGAATGCGTCACCCATGGATATTCTCACTTCTCCCGGTCAAAACCATGGCGCAAATGTACTGAGTGTGGCGGACCAATGCGACGGATAAGAACCAGGCCGAACCTTTCAGAAAATGTGGTCCTGACTGAGGTCGTGTGCGCGGATTGCTGCTGGTATGGCTATGACCTGAGAGAGTGGATACCGAGGGGATACAAAAAATGAAACAGGGAAAAAATAGAATGTTGTGGTACTGGATTATGTGGCAGTGCCAGGCAGCAACAACGGAATATGGATATATCACAATGTACCTGAAACTGTGCCTGGAGTGGGGGATTTTGAAATGAGAATTGAATACGACCTTGGATTCATCAACGGATTTGTCGTCGGGATCGTGTACGCATCCTTCATAGGGCTTGTCTTATGGCTTTTGATGGGCGTGTGATCAACTTTATTATGTATAAACCTGCCTGGATAACATTACAAAATGAGTGCTTTCCAGGTCTGTATAATCACTTATTATATCGCTAAACGGGATACGAGGTAAAATGAAACTGATACACGGCGATTGCTTGAAGGAGATGTTCGATATTCCAGACCGTAGCGTGGATATGGTTTGTTGTGACATGCCGTACGGGACAACGGCCTGCAAGTGGGATACCGTATTACCCCTTGATATGCTTTGGCACCATTACAAGCGAATATGTAAGGACAATGCTGCTATTGTTTTATTTGCAAGTCAGCCGTTTACATCTACTTTAGTTATGAGCAACAGAAAGTTTTTTAAGTATCAATGGGTTTTTGAAAAATCGCTGCCAGTGGGGCACGGTTACGCCAAATTCAGACCGATGGGCAATCATGAAGATATATGCGTTTTTGGCAAAGGGAAAACAAAATATTACCCACGAATGACACCAAGAGACAAACCCAGAATTTATACAAGAAAAAAAGCATCTTTAAGCGGTTCGTCCTCTATGACCTCTCATGACGGTAAAACAAGAAAATTGGAAGGAAAATATCCAACAACAATACAACGATTTAACACTAGCGTACAGAAAGGCAAGCTGCACCCAACCCAAAAACCCGTAGCCTTAATCGAATACCTAATCAAAACCTATACCAATAAAGGCGATACCGTTCTTGATAACTGCATGGGTTCAGGAACAACAGGTGTTGCCTGTAAAAACTTAAACCGTGATTTCATTGGCATTGAACTTGACGAAAAGTATTTTGAAATCGCAAAACAGAGAATCGAAGGTGCGCAATATAACCAACCAATCAACCGGACGCAAAAAGCCGCGCCGGTTATTTAAGCGTTAAACTTAATAATATATAAACTTTAAAAACAAAAACCCCCGGTCTTTGCCGGGGGCTTCTTGTTGGTAAAGAAAAGGCCCTGAAAAACAGGGCCGGGAAAAGATTAAGATGGTAGAGAATTATTACAAATATTCGACAAGGGCAGCCAATAAAACGTCTCGTTGATTGCAATTATCTTTCAGTGCGCGTTCTTTCCATTTATGCTCAAGATCAGCAGGGATATCCCGCAAGGGATATGTGCCGCCAGCAAAGTTTTCTTTGAAGTGTTTCCTTGCTATTTGTAACACATTTACAGGCTTTCCTGCGTTTCTGAGTGCTTCAATGTCTGGTCGTATTTCGACATCACAAACACGACAAAGCCTTGCTGCCCCAATTCCAATCATTCCATTCGATGCGGAACCGCATCTATCACAAAGTTTTTTCATTATTTTATCTCCTTTTGCCCCGGCGAACCGGGCTGTGTTTTATAGTCCGAGAGTTGCTTTTAATTCCGGATATGTCATATACATAGACTCTTCTATGTCAGGATGCTCTGTCAACCATCCGTTTCCAGGGGAGCACCACCTCCCGCCTATGACAACGTTATCCCACCAACGGTCCTTGTCAGCATCAGCAAGTGCGACACGGGCTTTAATCCAGCCTGCCCAGTTATCACCATACACCGCGTGTTTTTTTTCGAGCTGTGTTATCCGACGACAAAGACCCGACCAGGTTTTGTGGTTGACAGTAACGGTTATGGCAGCCTGCTCATACTGTCCAGAGGACACAATAAGTCTTGTTTTCATTTTTCAATCTCCTTTATTGCCCCGGCGAACCGGGGCGGGTTGATTAATAGGTTTCCGCCTCTGGGCATTAGTTGTACCATGCCCAGGTTATGAACTTGGCTTGTTCAGGGAACATGTCCCTGACCTTTCTTTTTGCTTCTTCGGACGCGAAGCCCGTCCGGGTCAAATCATCCCCGAATTTAAACGACATGCTGTTTGAAATGCCAGCATGCCAGTTGTCAGGGATATATTTTGTATCCCTGTCAACTATAAACAGTTCTTGTTCTCTGGTTTCTGCATCCCAGAGAACGAGTTCATACCCGCCGAAACCATGTTCAGCGGTCATTTGAGTTAAGATTCCTGTAGTTAGGAATCTTTTAAGGTTTTTGACTTCTTTTTTAGCTAACTTCATATCAATTTCCTTCCCGGCATTATATTTTTTCGCCGATGCTATGTCAGTTTCCTGACAATAAGTGTTTTTTCGGGCAGAGCGACAAAGACACCTCTTGTGTATCGTGGTTTTTTGCTTCTGCCCTGTTTTTTGAGTTGTAACTTGTACGGTACAGCCTCGGTACATTCTATTTCATACACAGTGCCGTATCTTTTACAAGCAGCTGGATTATCACACATGTAAACGACGCCACCAGATGTGATATCCATTCCTGAATGTCCGGTAGGAGTCTTGAGAGACTCACCTATTGGCAAGTCTCTTTGTGATGCGTGATAATATGTTTTTGTTTCGCTCATGTTCATAATCTATATCATGATTATCATCATGTCAAGCAGAAAATAAAAAAAAAATTAAAAAAAATAGGTGGAATCATCAAATCCACCGGCAAAGTCTTTGCGGTCAAGGTTAAAACCCTTGATAATCAAGCTATGAGATGCCCAAACCAAATGTGCAAGCACACTAAGTTAAAAGTCATCGACACCATCGGGTGGCTTGAAT